GTGTAAACGTTCGTATGCTTATGATTACTATTGAAAAAGCACTTGAACGAGCTTTACGTCCATTTGTGTTTGAATTTAACGATACATTCACACGTGACAATATTGCTTCTATCATCAATTCATATATGGAAGACATCAAAGTAAGACGTGGTGTTTATGAATACTTAGCAGTTGTTGATGAAACTAACAACACATCACAAGTAATCGACCAAAATAAATTGATTGTTGATTTATATGTGAAACCAACGCGAGTAGCTGAATTCATTCAAATGAATGCGATTATTACTGCAACTGGCGCAAGTTTTACAACGTCATAAGATTAGGAGAAATATAAAATGGCAAATATACAAGATATCCGCGCAATCAATACCCCACAAAAGTCGTATCAGTGGGAAGTTGATGTACAAGGTTTGTCTACTGGTGGTTTACAAGGATTGTCTTTCTATGCAAAGACAATCTCTATTCCACAAATAGCGGTAGAGCAAATCATCATCAATTATAAAGGATTGAAAACTCACCATGCTGGACGTGATGCATCAGGTCATACTGTTACTATCTCTTTCTGGGATGATGAAGCACAAACTATTCACAAATTTTTCGATGATTGGATGAACTTAGTTCTCAATCAAGAAAACGGTGCTAGTGTGGGACGTGACATTTATTCTGCTGATTTGGTAATCCGTTTAATGGATTCATCAGACGCAGAAACTACAAGTACAATTAAATTAACTAAAGTGTTTCCAACAGACATGGCAGAAATTGCTTTAAGTTATGATAGTTCTGAACCTGTAGAACATAGTATCACGTTATCATTCGATTCTAAGATTGTAGAATAATAACAACACCCTTAACGTCACTCAGCGAAACGCACCATATAGGGTTACTTTGGGGAGCAGCAATGCTCCCTTTTTTTATGGATAAATAAAGTTATGGGATTTGATATAGATAACATTCGTGATAAAGCACACCAGCTACGCAATCTTAAAGATGCTGCTGGTAGTCTTTATTCAGGGGCAATTGAAGACTTTCTTCCTAAGAATCCACAAAAAACATATTTGTGGGATATAGACATAATTGGTGATAACACCAACATTAAAACATATGCTAAGTCAATAGTTATACCACAAGCAAGCATAGAACCTATTGTTGTTAACTATATGGGTGAACGAGTATTTTATGCTGGTAAGGAAACTTCGGCTAAAACAGTAGTCATTACATTTTGGGATGATGAACGTGGAACTATATTAAGATACCTTGAAAATTGGTTTACACAAGTTCATGAAAACGAAACAGGTCACATGTTAGCTGAAAGAGAATACAGACGAACAATTAAACTAATGTTAACTGACAGTACTGATTTATCTAATACTTCTATTACAGAGTTATCAGGTGCTTTTATTATAGACATTGCAGAAACACAATTATCATATGAGACTTCTGATGTTATTGAAATAACAGCAACGTTCCAATATGAATTAAAGGATATTTCAATATGACATATAACATAGCAGAGGTTATGTCACAGAAACGCAACGATTCGCCAATGCGTAGTTATTTGTGGAGAGTATTATTACCCGATCTTACCATTGGATTACAAAATAATGGTGTGACGTATGGGGATGGTGTTAGTAATGCAAAAGATTTATTTTCTGGTGCTAACAAAATCAATCATGATTTGAGTACACGTATTGTAAACATGTCTATACCGTTTAGTACAGTGGAAACTGACAAAGGTATAAAAGGTAATTCCTTTTGGTATTATGCAAAGAGTAATGATATTGGTAGCATAAATTTTGAAATGCATGAATATGAAGATGGATTAACATTAAAATATATTCAAGCATGGCAAAATCTTATGTTTAATAGTGATGGAACATATAATGCACCTTCTGTATATAAGAAAGATATCATGTTTTACCGATTGAGTTCTAATAAAGAAGATGTGGTAATCCACACATATAATGATTATTTTATAAGTGGTGTTGCTGATATTAGTAATGATTATGAAGGAAATGATATAGTCCGATATGCTGTTAGCTTAACGGGTGATTCAGTTGAACATCGGATAGTTGGATTGGATGATCTCAAAAACGTAGGTTCATTAGACAAAACATTAGATGATTTAGGGTCTATATTAAGTATTGGTAACATTGCTAACCTATTTTAAACTTAATAAATAACAACATAAAAGGGGAAACAATATGTTTGAAGAAGACCAAGATGCAATTGATGATGATAAAGTAAAAAAACCATCAACAAAAAAGAAGAAAAAAGAAAAAGAAGAAGATTTATCACTTAAGTATTATTCAACAAAATTACCTTCTAATGGTTTGTTGGGTTATTCAGAAGAAATTGAATACAGAGATATTCTGGTTCGTGATGAAAAAATATTATCTTCAGCAACCGCTAATACATTTCAACAAGTTATCAACAAAGTATTGAAATCATTATTAAAAGATGGTGACATTTTTGATGATTTATCATTACATGATCGTGATTACCTATTACTTTGGGTGTGGGCAAACAACTATACTACCATTAAAGAATTTGATGTAACTTGTCATGTTTGTTCTAATGTTGATCATATTTCTGTTGATGTAACTAAAGTTGATATTTCTGAATTATCAGAAGAATATGAAAATCCCTTTGAATATGTATTAAATAATGATGATTCTGTATATCTAAAATTATTAACTGTCAAAGATGAACAGATTGCCGAAGATTTCATGAAGAAAAATAAAGATCATAGTTTAGAATCTGTGATGTTAGCTTTATCCATTGATGTTGGTAAGGTTATGATGTTACCACAAAAAATGAAATTTATAGAAGATAATATAAATGGTCATGATATGGGTATGATTCGTGGATTCCAAGAATATTTCAATTATGGTATTGATGATAAGACTGAACATGTATGCGAATCGTGCGGCGAGGTCACGACTCACAATATACCCTTTTCTCTCGAATTCTTTATGCCAACCTTACGAAACGATTTTGCGAAAATGCTTCGAACTAACAAGCGGTCTAAACATAAGTCCAATTGACATAGATCTTATGTCAGTTACGGAGGTAAGGTATTACCTTAAGTGGTTGAATGAAAAAGTTAAACGTGAGAATGATGCTATTCGCAATTCTTAATTTGTATAAATACTATATAAATTAAGGATTGAGGAAAGTACATGTTTAACCATCAAAACGTAATAGAAGAAGCATTTGAATTATTATCAGGTAAAACAATTTTATCTGAGCAAGAAGATATTTTCAAAGGAAATGTTTACAAAGATAAGTCTAAATTACCAAGTGGAAGATTAAAAAGAAACCTCTTTGATTTCAGAAAACATCTAACGGGTAACATTGACAGGTTACAACCTCTATTCATCATCGGTTATAATCTTGAAGAATCCCGTTTATTCTATGAAATTTGGTATCTTCCATTTGAAGGTCAATACATCATCGTTGATAAGTTTGGTAAACGTACTACTAAATTCCATAAGTATGAAACAATCACACAAGCAGTTGATGAATTAGTTGATATCGTCAGTACTGTTGATATTGAAAATTTCGATGAAGACGATCTTGAAAAAGATATAGAACGAAATGCTGAACGTAATATCAAAAGCAGATATAAAACAACTTCCCGTACATTTGATCGTGATGAATGGGGTGATGATTCAAGATTTAAACGTTATGCTGAATGTGAAACTCAAGAAGATATAGACACATTACTTGAACAAAACATCACATCACGTGGTTTACTTGCCGATATGATTAATTCTAATATCACTGAATACAGAGAAACCAGAATGAATCGTAACAAAATTAATTCAATATGGAAATTTTTACTTGGTCGTGATATCGAATACCCAACCAAATATCTTGGTGGTGGACTAAAGGGTGTTGTGCTTAAATTAATTGGCAGAGAAAAAGAAGCATCATTTGTTGTTGGTTACTCATTAGGTGGAAAACTTGATTTCGAAATTTGGTTTGTTAAGTCTGTGACCAAGGGTAAAGGTAGTTTCTATGTATTTGATATTACTGCTGCAAAAGTTTTGGCAAAAGATTTACCTAATATGCGTCAAGCATATGCTTACATAGCAAACAAAATTACAACTAAGGTTTAATTAAATGCCTATAGACGATAATGTAAATCAACAAAATCTTCAGGACTTCATTAATGAACTTGAAAAGATCAGATTTGATATACGTAAAAATGCTGTCCTCAATAAGTCAAGTGATAAGTATGTCCGTAATCTTGAAAAATTAATCAAGACATCAAAAGGTATTGTTAGTGGTACTGGCAGTAAAGGTGATACTAAAAAGTTTGAAAAATTAGTTCGTGATACCGATATGTCATTACGCATGTTGCGTAAGAAAAATCGCGGTGATGAAAAATTCCAACAAGAATTTACTAATGTGTTTGGTGATATAAAAGAATCACAAGATGCATCTGTCAGCGTGTTTAAAAAGATTAATGTGTCATTGAAACAAATGACAAGTTCCATTGCTATTATATCAGATGCATCAGCTAAAGATGTTGAGGATACCGGATTAAGTTTTCTTACAGGCGCGTTCGGCCAGATAGCAAAAGAAACAGTTGGTGTTGATAAGTTAACGGATATACCATCAATAACAAAGGGTAAGTTTAGTGGATTGTTTGGTAAAGATGTTGAAGGGCAAGCACATGATGGAATGACCAACATACCAAATGAAGGTACTTATAACCTTGATGAAGGTGAGCGTGTCATTGCACCACAACAGAATAAAGATTTAAGTTCATTCTTATCTAGTCCTGAAGCTGGTGGTGGAGTATCGTCAACATTCTTAAAAAACATTGAAGAAAATACAGAGATACTTTCTAATGATAAACCATTAGAAGTATTCAACAAAGATCATAACCCAACTTATTTTGATGCTATCATAGATAATGATGACAGACTTAATATTGAACGTGAAAATTTAGAAAACAAACATCATAAAGAAATCAGAACCAAGTTTGAAATTCTTGGTGATATCATATCAGCAATTAAAGGTAGTTTCCTGAGTAACTTCGTATTAGGTATTAACATATGGTCTAAACGTTTTCAAAGACATCCTATTCTGATGACTATGGGTGTTCTTGTTGGTGGTATATCTAAGTTGGTAAAAGGCGTTTCTAATTTCTTTGGATTATCATCAATATTTACTTCAATAAAAGATAAAATATTTGGGACTGAAGCAAAAACAGACACTGACAGAATCGTTCAGGCGAATGAAGATATTATAAGTGCCGTTAAAGGTGAATTAGCAAAAGACCGCAGAAGCATTTTTACCAAGATAAAAGATAAAGCATTTGGTAATATTAAACATAATGTTGGGGTGATGAAAGAAAGCGCAGTAACTTTTGGTAAAAAAACATTAAATGATATGAGTGGTATGTTTAGTAAGGGGTTGAAGTCTTCTAAATTTGGTAAAACATTCAGTAACATGGGTAAGAAGTTTGATAAGGGTTTCAAAAATCTTAACAAACAGTTACCACAAAAACGTGATGCCAAAGGACGATTTGCCAAACGCGACAAGACCGAAATCTTAATTGAAACAATGAAACGTATGTCTGAAGGTGTATGGGGTATTCTTAAAGTCAATGAAGATGCTGCTGATGAAGCTAAGAAAGGCAAAGGTGGTGGTATGTTTGGTAAGCTATTGGGTGGTGCAAAAGGTTTTGCTAAATTTGGTAAAAGAATAGTGATGATGATTGGACTTGGATTGATGACCGGCCTAAAAGTTGTTGGGGTAAAAGTGTTTGCTGTTCTTGGTACAAAAATGTTTGGTATGTTAGGACTTGCATTAACTGGTGGTGGATTGATTGGTACGTATTTATTAAATCCATTACTGAAATGGTTTGATGATACTTTTGGTACTGGTA